GAAATGGACAGACAGCGTCTGGGCTATATTCTCTTTTTATCCCAATGGAGTGGAACTACGAAGGATTTATTGATGAGCACGGAAGCCCAGTCTTCAATACTCCGGATCATGAAGTCTTCGATCCACATGGGGAATTAATAGATATAGGTGTTATAGACAGTTGGCAGAATGAGGCTGACGGTTTAAAAGGTGATCAAGATGCATTAAATGAATTTTATAGACAGTTTCCAAGAACTACTGAACATGCGTTTAGAGATGAAACTAAGAACAGTATATTTAATTTAGTTAAACTATACGAGCAAATAGATTACAACGAGGAAATGTCTAGAACATTAGGTATTACTCAAGGTAATTTTCAGTGGGTTAACGGTGTTAAAGATTCTACAGTAATATTTTATCCTGATCCAAAAGGTAGATTTAAGATAAGCTGGGTACCGCCAACAAATATACAAAACAAAGTAATAATAAAAAATGGTATTAAATGGCCTGGTAATGAACATATGGGCGCTTTTGGCTGTGATAGTTATGATATATCAGGAACTGTAGATGGTGTAGGTTCTAAAGGTGCTTTACACGGTTTAACTAAGTTTAGCATGGAAGACGCTCCAGCTAATCAGTTTTTCTTAGAGTATTTAGCTAGACCACAAACCGCAGAGATATTCTTTGAAGATGTTTTAATGGCACTAGTATTTTATGGCATGCCTATACTTGCAGAAAATAACAAACCTCGTTTATTGTATTATCTACGTAGACGTGGTTACAGAGGTTTTAGTATGAATAGGCCTGATAAAATATGGAACAAATTATCTACAGCTGAAAAAGAAATAGGTGGTATACCTAACTCAAGTGAAGATATAAAACAAGCTCATGCAGCTGCAATTGAAATGTATATTCAAAGCCATGTAGGTATGGCACAAGATGGAACATTTGGTAGTTGTTATTTTAATGAACTACTAAACGACTGGGCTAAATTTGATATAAACAAAAGAACAAAGCACGATGCGTCTATAAGTTCTGGTTTGGCTATAATGGCTAACAACAGGCATTTATACAGGCCAAATGCAAAGGTTGAAAAACCTAAACTAAACATAAGTATTGCTAGGTATTCAAATAAAGGTAATACATCTAAATTAATTAACAAACAAATATGATTGTAAAAAGTTATTTTCCTTCTCAAGTTGTAAGCGACCTAGAGAAAATGAGCTATGACTATGGTTTAAAAGTAGCTAAGGCTATTGAAGCTGAGTGGTTCCACACTGAGAGAGGTACTAACAGGTACACGACTAACCACAATAATTTTCATAATTTAAAACTATACGCTAGAGGTGAACAGTCAATACAAAAGTATAAGGACGAGTTATCTATTAACGGTGATTTGTCCTATTTAAATTTAGACTGGAAGCCAGTACCTATTATACCTAAGTTTGTTGATATAGTAGTAAATGGTATAGCTGAAAGAATGTATGACGTTAAAGCTTACTCACAAGATCCTTACGGAGTTACTAAACGTACTGAGTATATGGAGTCGATGTTAAGAGACATGCAAACAAGAGAGTTTAATGACATGGCTCAAACAGAGTTTAATATTGATTTATATGAAAATAACAAAGAAGATTTACCTGATACGCAAGAAGAGCTAGAGCTGCACATGCAACTTAGTTACAAGCAAGCAGTTGAAATTGCTGAAGAACAAGCTTTAAATACTTTGTTTAAAGGCAACAAATATGAATTAGTTAAAAAACAATTTTATTACGATCTTACAGTGTTAGGTATAGGTGCTGTAAAAACCAGCTTTAATACATCTGAAGGTGTTGTTATAGATTATGTTGATCCAGCTGATTTAGTATATTCATATACTGAGTCACCGTACTTTGACGACATATACTACGTTGGTGAAGTAAAAACAATACCAATAAATGAGCTTGTAAAACAATTTCCACATCTAGATCAAAACGAACTAGAAGAAATAGTTAAAAACAAAAGTTATCACAAAACAAACTATAATCAAGGCTATAATCGTCATGAGCATGATATAAATAAAGTACAGATTTTATACTTTAATTATAAAACGTATATGAACGAAACTTATAAAGTAAAAGAAACTGGTACTGGTGCTGATAAAGTTTTATCAAAAGACGATACGTTTAACCCACCAAAAGATATGGAAGGTGGTTTTGGTAAACTACAAAAATCTGTTGAGTGCTTATATGAAGGTGCTTTAGTTTTAGGTACTGGTAAACTGCTTAAGTGGGAAATGGCTAAAAATATGATGAGGCCAAAAAGTGATTACACTAAATGCAAAATGAACTATTCTATTGTAGCTCCTCGTATGTACAGAGGTAAAATAGAATCTTTAGTACAACGTATTACTGGTTTTGCTGATATGATACAGCTTACACATTTAAAACTACAACAAGTGTTATCACGTATGGTACCTGACGGTGTTTACTTAGATGCTGACGGTTTAGCTGAAATAGATTTAGGTAACGGTACAAACTATAATCCACAAGAAGCTTTAAACATGTTCTTCCAAACAGGTTCTGTTATAGGTAGATCATTTACAAGTGAAGGTGATATGAACCCAGGCAAAGTGCCAATACAAGAAATACAATCTAGTAACGGTGGTGCTAAAATGCAAAGTTTAATACAAACTTATAATTATTACTTGCAGATGATAAGAGATACTACCGGGCTTAATGAAGCTAGAGATGGTAGCACGCCAGATAAAAACGCTTTAGTAGGAGTGCAGAAATTAGCTGCGGCTAATTCAAATACTGCTACAAGACATATATTACAAGCTGGTTTGTTTTTAACTCAAGAAGTTGCAGAGCAATTATCATTAAGAATATCTGATATATTAGAATACTCACCAACTAAAGACGCGTTTATACAACAAATAGGTAATCACAATGTTGCTACATTGAAAGAAATGAGTGAGTTGCATTTATATGATTTTGGTATATTTATAGAGCTAATGCCAGATGAAGAAGAAAAACAAATGTTAGAAAATAACATACAAATGGCTTTGCAACAAAAGTTAATTGAACTAGCTGATGCTATTGATCTTAGAGAAATTAAAAACATAAAACTTGCTAATCAGTTGTTGAAAATTAGAAGAGCTAAAAAACTAGAAAAAGATCAAGCTCAACAACAACAAAACATACAAGCTCAAGCACAAGCTAATCAACAATCTGCTCAAGCAGCTGCTCAAGCTGAAATGCAAAAAGATCAAGCAAAAACTCAAGCAGAAATTACACTACTGCAAACTAAAGCTGAAATGGAAGCTCAAAAGATGCAGCAAGAAGTTAATTATAAAAAAGAGTTGATGGAAATGGAGTTTAATTTTAATATGCAACTAAGGCAAACTGAGGTTGAAGCAACACAAAACAAAGAAAAAGAAAAAGAAGATCGTAAAGATCAAAGAACAAAAATTCAAGCAACTCAACAAAGTGAGATGATTGATCAAAGAAATAATCAAAAACCACCTAAAAACTTTGAGTCTGCAGGTAATGATATATTAGGAGGTGGTCTTGATTTAGGTATGTAAATTATTAATTATTATTATATTATATTATGGCAAAAAAGAAAACAGAAGAAGTAGTAGAAAAGGCTACTGAAGACAACATAACAAAAGTTGATCTTAAACAAAAAAAACAAGATGACGATGTCATCAAAGTAAATTTAGATAAACCACCAACACCAAAAGAAGATGAAGTTAAAAAAGAAGTTACAAAAGATAACGCTGACGACAGCGGAGTGGTTGAGCTCGTTGAAGATGCCAACACCACAGAAAAACAAGAAGAAGTACAACCGGAAGAACAAACACAAGAAACTCCAGTATTAGAAGAAGTTACTGAAGAAGAAGTTAAAGAGCAAACAGAAGAACTAGCTGAAGAAGTTGTTGAAGCTATAAACGAAGCTCAAGAAACTGGCAAAGCAATACCTGAAAATTTACAAAAAGTTGTAGATTTTATGGAAGAAACCGGTGGTAGCTTAGAAGACTACGTTCGTCTT